TTGAGTAAAATAGTGCCCTTACTTACCCCATCCCACATCGGTGTGGGTACTTTTGGCGGAGGATTACCGAAGACGCTTTCATGCCGACCACGGAATATTAGCTTGTGCCCGTCTAGCAGGTTGCCACGGCGAATTTCATACCAACCACGGTTAAAGGCGGCTCTATCGTTAAGCGGCTCTCTAAACCCAAGCTCGTCACCGAGCTTAGCCGCTTCGTCCAAGTTACCCATAAGGCCCTGTGACAGCATAATATCAAGCTGATGGACGGGCAGGTTCGAAGTCTGCTCGCCACGCCAAAAACGCGGTTGGACAAAGCTGCGGTACATGTGTTCTAAAGTGTCCTCGGCGGACAGGGTATCGACTTTCTTAAGCTTCTTGCGGACGTTATGCAGGCCCTTTACTTCCCAGACTTCCTCGTCTTTTTCTTGCAGGTTGGAGGCGTCGATGTTGTTCAGATCGTAAGTATGGGGCGTCAGCTCCAAGAACTTTTCAATACCGCGTAGCACTTCTTCGGGCTTGCTTACTAGGTCTTCGTATTCGACGTAGTGAATGCACTCTTGCGAGAAGTTATGGGCACCAAGTAGGGTTTGGTAAGACTGTTTTACGTGGTCCACAAGATCAGAAGTACGCAGGAAGTTAGTTAGGTCGTCAGGCTTTGCCACACGTACCATAGAGGCCACGCAGTCTTCGATATTACGCACAGTAGCAATAATCTTAGGCTTATACCCGAGCACGTTGTACATAGTAGGCATGTTAACTTCAGAGGCCCAACCCCGTGCTTTGTCCAAAATTACCGGCTTGTCTACGTCGGCGTACTTTGTTTCGCAAATGGCTTTTAGTACTCGCTGTATTTCTTTCTCTTGTACCGTGTTGTCCTGCGTACTGGACTTTTGACTAAGAGAATCGGCCCATGCTTTTAACGTACCCACGAGCATATCCAACAAACCCGAAGTAGCTGTGGTGTGCATCTCCGGGTGCTGCTGTAGCAGTGCCGCCAGTACCGTGGAACCGGAGCGGGGTAGACCTGATAGGAAATATATTTTTTTCATTTTATTTTTTAGTGATTAACTTCTGATTGTGGCTAGAACATGGTCACTAGCACCCGAATTAGTTGCTATAACATACCATGATGTAAGCGCACCTACTTGTACGGGAGAGTTTTTAGATACGGTGGTTCCATCACCTAGCTGCCCGCTACCGTTAGTGCCCCAAGTCCAAAGCGTGCCGTCGGTTTTTATTGCACTAGAAGAAGCGGATGTGCCTTCTACTTTAGCCCACGTAGTGAGCGCACCTGCTTGTACCGGAGACGAATAATAGGTTGTGTTACCTAAACCCAACTGCCCCGCATAGTTAGAACCCCAAGACCACAAAGTGCCGTCGGTTTTAGTGACAAGAGAGTGACTGCTCCCCTGACCTGCATAATCCCACGTAGTAAGTGCCCCTACCTGTACTGGAGACGGATAACTAGTGGTGTTTCCTTGTCCTAGTTGACCTTGAGCACCATTCCCCCAAGCATAAAGCTTTCCGTCGGTGGTGGTGGCTAAGCAAAAACTATTTGACGCGCTTAGGCGTGCCCACGTAGTAAGCGCACCTACTTGTACGGGAGAGTTTTTAGATACGGTGGTTCCATCACCTAGTCGCCCGCTTGCGCCATACCCCCAAGTCCACAAAGTACCGTCTGTTTTAATCGCTCCGGCAAAATATTGGCCCGCCGAAACTTGAGACCAGTTAGTAAGCGCTCCTACCTGTACTGGAGAAGATAAACGAACGTCGGAGGTTCCTTGGCCTAATGCCCCTTCGGTGTCGTCTCCCCAAGACCAGAGAGTGCCGTCGGTTTTAATAGCGTAACCAGAACTTTGGCCTGCTCCTACTGTAGCCCATGTAGTGAGCGCACCCACTTGTACCGGAGATGAGTAGCTAGTGGTGTTGCCTTGGCCCAGTCGACCTTGGGCACCCTGCCCCCAAGCGTAAAGCTTTCCGTCGGCGGTGGTGGCTAAGGAAAAATCTGCGCCACTTGAGACTTTTTCCCAAGTTGTTAATGCACCTACTTGCACTGGAGAAGAGAGACTAGTTGTGTCACCTAAGCCTAGTTGCCCATCAGCGTTATTCCCCCAAGAATACAACTCATAATCAAATAGCAGCGGCCACTTACCGGCAGCGATGGCTTGCATTTGCTGAGTTGGGGTCCAAATACCTGAATATTGTTTCCATTGTGGCATGGTGGTGTCCTATGATCCTTGAATAGCCATTGAGCTTCGCCCGACTGCTACCTTTTTCCAAGTTGTATCGCTGCCTATTTGCACAGGAGAGGAGGCGTTGTTGGAGGAGTTGGTTTGACCGTAGGATGATTCCCCCCAAATCCAAAGAGTCCCGTCGGTTTTAATAGCGGCAGAGGTGTGGCTGCCTGTCACCGCAGGGTCGGCTGTTAATTCCGCCCAATCTGTATCACTACCTATCTGCACCGGAGACGATTTATTTATAGCCGTTCCGTCCCCGACAGCACCCAAAGCGTTGTAACCCCACCCCCACAAAGTACCATCAGTTTTTATAGCAATTACTCCAGTAAAACTCGCCGCAATTTTACTCCAATTTGTAAGCGCCCCAACTTGCGCGGGGTAATTAATTTGAGTGGTATTATTCCTTCCTAGTTGTCCGTTTAATCCTCGCCCCCACGTCCATAAAGTACCGTCGGTTTTAAGAGCAACCCCAAATGATTCCCCTACCGCAATTTCGGACCATGTAGTCAACGCGCCTATTTGAACGGGTGAACTTCGGTTAGTTGTGTCGTTATGCCCTAACTGGCCTTGATCGTTTAAACCCCAACTCCACATAGTTCCGTTAGTTTTAAGGGCCATCGTTTGATACTCACCATTACCCACCTTGTACCAATCGGTGCCTGCACCTACTTGAGTAAGACCTCGTGTCAGGTTTCTGTTGTTTAGCCCTAGCTCCCCGTTAAGGTTTCGGCCACAGCCCCACAGAGTCCCGTCGGTTTTAACAGCAAGTGTATCCCACTTCCCCGAACCTACTTTATCCCAAGTGGTTTCGACTCCTAGTTGAACAGGGGACGAATAGTCTACGTCGGTAGGCTGACCATTACCGGCATACTGACCATTTCCCGCAGCCCAGATAGACCCGTTGGACTTTATCGCAAAACTAAAATTATACGACGACGCCCCGCCAGTACTAGCCGTAACCCAAGAACTACCCGTATTTGTTGCGGTCCACGTACTACGGTTGGTTTTGTCGCCTAAAAAAAGTTGCCCCATGTTGTTATAGCCAACAGCATATAAAGGACCAAAGTCCTCCAAAGGACCTGCCGTCAACGGGTCAAAAAATAACTGGACAAAGCCGCCCTTCCAACGATTAGACATACCCTACTCCTTACGAGCTAGAGATTGCTTCGTAGCTAATAGTGTAGCTGATGCCGCTTGCCGTGCCGCTAGTGACTACTATGGACTGATTTTCCATTAGGTAGATCGCCGTGGTCTTGTCGGCAACAATTAACGACGCGTCCGCAGGGACAGACACCGTAGACGCGACAGGAAAGCTAGTACCCGCACCCGCCGCCGCGTTGTTTACCGCCACAGTGGTATCCACGGCGCTTGTGCCGTTGACGTTAGCCGCTACGATTTGGTTGATCTTAAGTACGTCACCAGAAGACGCCGCATTAGACAGAAGCACGTTCGCGCTAGTGTCAGAGGGGGTCAGGAACGTGGTGTTTCCTAAAATGCTTGTTACGCTTACTATATTGGGGTTAGCCATTTACCTTCTCCTAGAATCCCATGACCATCGCAAGAGCGATTGAAAGTCCTGCTGATACACCTGCACTGCCGTATTCAAGAGCACTGCCTCCACTGTTTACTACAAGAGCCTGACCGGCTGTGCCTAAAGAGGTAAGGTTTGTACCGCCGTTGGCGACAGGGAGGGTTCCTGTAACCTGTGAAGTCAGGTCTACGCCAGTAAGTGCGCCGCCAAGAGTCAGGTTGCCCGAAGTAGTAACCGTGCCTGACAGAGAGATACCGTTAACTGTGCCGGTACCGCCTACGCTAGTAACAGTTCCTGCACCCGCTTCAGTGGGGTTAGCATTAAGAACCGCAGCTCCTGCTCCCGCACCGTCGGTGACAACCATGACTTTAGAGCCGTTGGCCACGTCTACCGTAGCGCCTGAACCCTGCTTGATCGTAATGATCTGGCTACCTGTCGTAGCGTTCTCAATCAACCACACTTTAGAGACAGTGTTTGGACCAAGGGTTACTTCGCGAGTAGCCGTAAGGGCACCCGCTGAGGTGATCTTTAGATAAAACCCACGAGTCGCATCTGCTGTAGCGTCAGGCATCGTAAAGGTTTCATTAGCGTCAGCAGACATTTGCTTCGTGCCGTAGCTAAAACCGTCGGTAATCAGCTCAAGGTTAGTATTAGTACTGGTTCCCCACGTGCCGTCTTCGTCGCCGGTTGTGATTTCTTTAAGTCTTAAATTGTTAACATAGGTAGCCATCTAATTTCTCCAGTATCTACACTAACGTGCTGCCGCCAGCGGCGGGGATGCTTGTCGCGTAAATCTTTGTATTCTGACGTAAGTTTAGTGCTTCGCCACAGTCTGAGCAAGTATCGGCGGTTAATTCAGCCTCGTTCACATCATACCCGCAGTTGCCACATAACACTTCAATTTCATGCTTCGGGTCTATTGCACTGCCCAAGTTTTTTGCTTCGTTTACTGTCTTCATGCTGCTATTTCCGTCCAATTTGGTGTTTGACTATCGTCTACTTCTACCCAGTTTGCATTCTGATTCGGCACTATTTCGCCCCAAACCAGTACTGTTCCGACTTGACCTGTGGCTTGTACGCCAATGGCGTATACATTCGCCCCTGCGGTCTCGCTAGTCTCGCCTAGTGCAGTAGTGCCCTGAACGCCCGTTACATCGACGTTCTGTTGGAGCAGTACCGTGATGGTGCCTAGTGTAGCGGTGGCCTCTAGGCCCGTAGCATCGAGTGAGGAATCCCCGATTATCTCTACATTGCCCGCTGTAGCGGTTGCGGCTACACCTGTGACGTTTATGGCTACACTTGTTATCGGCCCTGCTGTACCTAGCGCACCGGTACCTTCGACGCCTGTAACTGCAACGATAGCGTCCGCTTCTACTAGCGGGGTGCCAATCTCACCTGTGGCTGCGTTACCAAGAGCCTCTATCGCTCCGTCGGCTTCAACTGCAATATTGCCAAGAGCGGTGGTAGCTTCGACCCCCGTAGGGAATACACCAACGCCTTCACCGACAGTAACCGAGCCGACTGCACCGGTAGCCTCAAGGCCAAGAGACCTATCCCAAGCGCCCTGACCCCAGACTCCGCGACCCCAGCCGCCTAAGTAGACAGTGGCGTTAAAGACCGCAACGCCCGTTTCGCCCGTAGCACTAAGCCCAGTAACCGAAACAATCGCATCTGCCTGAGCATCCGCCGTACCAAGACCCGTAGTGGCTTCAACGCCCGTAAGGGTAACAACCGCACTGGCTGCAACACCTACTGTCCCTACAGCACCGGTACCGACTGGCGTGGCATTACCCTCGCCCCACGAATCCGTACCCCAAGTGCTGAATCCCCAACCGGAGAGTGGGACCGTAACGTCAGTCATATCAGGACCTAAGCGATACGGAGTATAGCGTTGCTCGCGTCAGCCGCTGGGAAGACAATAGTAAAGTCGCCCGCAGTAGAGGTCTTGTCCGCACCGAAGTCCAGAACTGCAACAGCAGGGTCCGTGACGCCGTCCGCCAAGTAGATCAGAGCGCCACGAGCAGTAATAGTCGCTGTAGACCATGTAGTATCTGCAAAGTCTAGGAACGCTGTAGTGCCGCTAGAAGCTGGGTTAGCAGAGATAGTCAGGGTATTACCGCCTGCTGTATAACCTGTACCAGAAACCTCATTAGTCACAGAATACGCCGTAGTGGTCGCATCCAACGTAGCTGATGAAGTAAACAGAGCGATTTTAAATGTTTGTGCTGTGCCGCTGCTAAAGTCGAACGTGCCGTCTAGGACGCCAACTTTGAACGATGTAACCATAGCTTGTGTAATAGCCATTTGTGTTTCCTCTTAAATTAGGCTTTATCTCTAATGATAAGCCCTGTCCTATAGGCATCGGTGACTTCTTTTGCTTCGCCGAAGTTCTTCAAAGATGTAACGGCTTCCACAAAACGTTTCTCATACTCTTGCATGACATCGGCTTCACCTTTCATATAAGTGTAAGCTTCAATCAAACAGCCGTATAAAAGAGCTACTTCCGCATTTGTACTTAACCAAGTAGTGCTACTTCCCGACCTCGAAGTTAAACTAGCGGGCCTGTAAAAGTAATGAAGCTCCACCGCGTACGAAGAATCGGGCGTCGGGCCTATCAAAAAACTACTAACGTCAAAATATGCGTAGTAACGCGGCGCGCCCGTAGTGGTCGCATCCGGATTAAACTCTTGGACAAAGTTAACATCTTTGTACTCAAGAAAATCTTTATTGCCGTCACCGTCGGTGTATGACAAAGAAAACGGTGCTAAAAAATCACTGGGTGCCGCAAGATATTGATTACTTGCCGTCGTGTTACCCGTGGCGTTTTTTCGAAACAAAGTGAGCTGAACGTTCTTTAAGATACGCTCTTCGGCCACGCGTATAAAAACCGGCAAGTTATTTACAAAACTTGTTTCTTGATTTTGCGTGTAATCCTGTATTGCCGTTTTTAATTGATCGTAAGTAAAACTCATGTGGTTACCACCGTAACACTACCAACTTGCCCAAAGGCCGTAACCGGACCCAAACTCGGGGCCGTTACCAAAGGAAGGCCCGCATAAATAACCGTAGGTTCTACCCTATCCGGGCGAGCATCGCGTAAAGCTTGCGGGTCAATAACTTTGCGGCGAGGGTTAAGTTGAGGCTGTTTAACCTCAAACTCATCCCGTCCCACAAGCATCCCCGTCCACTCTTTCTGCATGTCGTTAAGTCTGTAACGAAAGCCTGAGCGGTCCGAAATGCCATAAGATTTTTTGCCGACAGCAAACTTACCCATTATCTACCTCTGGAATAAGCTAAACTAGGTACGACGTTGAAAGACGCTCTATCCCGGTCTTCATCCATTGCACGCTGCATTTCTTCTTCGTACAGAGCTTTAAGAATCTGTATTCGGTCCGGAGCTTTCTTAATGGCTATGTAGTATGCCAAACCCGCGGCAAGCGCGGGATAAAAGCGAAAAGGTATCTGCAACGTATTGGTTGCCGTATCTGCGTCGTCTAATCGAACTAAACGATTATATATAATTTGGTCAGTGCTA